TTTCGATAGACTGCCGCTAATGTCGATATGTTTAGTTTCATATGAGAAAACTTATCTTTCATTTGAAAAAGACTACCTTCAAATATTCCGTGTTGGTTATGAACAAATTTATAAACTTTTTTCTTAGTATGTAGTCCCTTCTCTACTTTATCCATCATTTCCTCGCTTATACACCAACCTCTATAATGATGCTTATAGCCATTCCACACACTCGAAAGATTATTCGTTTTTAAATTGGGGTATTTTTCGATAAACTCTCGCATTGTACCGACAAACTTGCCGTACTTTTTGTGATAAAAAACGTACTCTGGTCGTTGTATTGAACGTAAATAATCTACAAATGCAGATCTTGCTTGCTCGTACTCTTTAGATCTTTTTATATCCATCCTATTAGACATAAAAAAGAATGCCAATAAAGCCTTATTGGTTTTAGATCCGCTTGGGCCATATCTTTTTAAGCAATACTTATATATCAACTTGTGACATATAAAATGCTCTCTTAGAGTCAATGTAACTGTCCAATTATTTTTTACAAAACTTTTAGGTATGATATGGTGATCTTCGCAATAAACGCCTTTGGCACACTTGTTTCGCTTCAGTGCTTTTCTGATTAAGGCAAAGTATGTTCTTCTGTAGTTCATACTATACTTTAAACAAAAAATTTTAAAACTAGTACATTTTTGTTCAGAATTTAATCACACGAGCCCTGTTTACGAGCAGCTCTTTCTTTTTCATTATTTACTTGGGAGATTAATGTATCAAATTCGCCAGAGCCAATCTGGCTATTACTCAACGACCTAAATGGATTCTGTGAGCTGTTATTACCCGCTGCTGCCGAGAAAGTATAGTTCACCTTATCTTCCTGAGGTGCAGAGCTTGATATTTTTGCTGATAAGGAATCGTTTAAGACTTTAGACTGATTAAATTTTTGATCGCTATCGCTTAGATCAAATGCAATCCCGAACTCTGGATCTAAATCCGTTAAAAGATCAAGGGCTTGCTTTATATCTTTGATTACGTTTGCTATTAAAAATGCTTTATTCTTTGCGTATTTTGCAGGGATTTCTTTTATATTAGCAGCGGAAGCTAAGATTGCCGGAGTAGGTGCTATTCCCAACGCTCCTCTATATAGAGCACCATCAAGTTTTTGAACCATTGCAAACAAATCTGTAATTGCTTGAGCATGCTCCGTTGTATCTACAGCATTTAAATCTAGTATAGATTTATTCCCTGTGATTATTTTGTCATAACCTAGTAATCCTTTTACTAAGTTAATATGATTAATCCATTCTAACTGGCTAATATTATTATCTGCAAACTTAAGCCCCTTCTCCATACCCTCAAAAGCGTACATAAACTCTAGCATTAAGTCAGACTGTTCCGCTCCTCCCTTTATTGCTTTTTCTAGCCTTCCTGCGGGGTCGTTTAATGCAGGTATGCTATTAATTGCCCCTGTTAAATTAAGAATGTTACTGGGGATAAGCGATTCTCCAATACCAGAAAAATCTAATCCTGCGGCTTGTGCGAGGCAAGTGGCGTTGTTATTAAGAATATCAGATCCGTATTTATTAGAGTTATTTTCTATTAATGCCCCAGTAGCTTCTAGTGGATTTACTCCGTTGCTTGCGGCACCATGATCTACTTTTCTACACTTGGGTAGACAAGGACAGGGGTTACCGCCGCCTCCTCCAAATAATCCGCCAATCCCACCGAGTAACGATCCAAAAGCTCCGCCACCACCGAGTATAGCACCCATGGGATTTTGCCCACCTAATAGAGCAGTAGCACCTTGGATTCCTAAACCTGCAGCAGGAATAGCTGCTGCCCAAGGTCCTCCTAGACCGGCTGCTCCTAAGACAGAAGAAGCCGTTGTTGTAAGACCAGGGACTAAAGAGTTAAGGCCAGGCTGGTTAGAAAAATTTTGCATAAGTCCGGCGACATTGCCAAAACTACCTCCAGCTAATTGACTGCTTAAACTTGCTATGTCAACGTTATTAAAATCTATTCCTCCAGCAATATCGCCAATGGCAGCTGATAATCCTCCGCTTAATCCTCCATCGATAACATTTTGTATAGCACCTGGTGCTTTTGTAAGATCTAGATTGCTAGTAGCTGCAGTTGCAAAATCGCCAATAGGGCCTGATGGAAGCTTATCCATTCCGTACTGAGCAGCGGCATCAAATGCTCCGGCAGCACCACCAACTAGAGCGGCCGAAAAAACTCCCCTTTCTTGAGGGCTTAGTATAGACTGATAAGCAGCTGACATTGCCTCAATACCAGAGCTTGTTAAAATTTCGGTAGAATTAAACATTATTTTATAATAGTTCTAAGGCTGGATTGTCATCGTCTACACCGTATTTATCTTTAAAGTTTTCTGTGGAAAGTTCTTCCGAAAAGTTTAAGTTTGCGTTGTCAGGGTTTAGAGCGGCCTGATCTGCAAGAGTTTTAGCGCCATCTGGAGTGAGATATGTATTGGGTATGTTACTAGGTATCTGAGCAATGCTTGTTGCGGTATCTAATATAGATGTCATAGCATCGGCTATAGGCACTCCTCCTGCAGCAATGTTTGCATATGTACCAGCTACGCTAGTGGCTATATCAGCTACTCCACTAATCTGATCTGCAACTCCTCCTAGAGAGCCGGCGTCGGCCAGACCTTCCATCGCTCCCAGGGCCGAACCTAAAATACTATTTACGTTGTCAGGATTAGAGATAACAGAAGATAGGGCACCTAAAGAACCTCCAGCTGCCGCAGCGGCCGCTGCTCCTCCGATTTGTAATAAAGCATTGGGTATTGTTTTAGCAACCTCTTCTGGAGTGGGTACGGGTGTTCCTTCCCATTGCACAACCTCCCTGCTCCCATACTTCACCCACTTCATTTCTTTATTGTACCTAACGCAAATAATCATCTCCGAGTTATTTCCGTCGTCATGAAGAGCGGTTTGCCCATGGACTTTTTCAGTGCACTTAGGTAGTGTAGATTTAAAATATGTAGGGATCGTAGAGACCGGAACCCATCCCCATTCTTTATTCTCATCTTTTTTACAGGTAAGAAGCATTTGCCTATAGTCTCTATCTTCTGCAAACTGAACTTGCTCTCCCTCTCTTTCTTGAGTACATTTGCCAAGTGGGTCTTGTTCAATTAGTACGTTGCCCTGCTCAATTTCTTTAGGATCACCAGAGCCTTGAACTACTAACCCTCTAGTAATATTTTTCCATTCGTACACATCCTTATCAGGTCCTCCTTGTCTGTTGTTTCTTCTAAGACAAATTTTTAAGTCCTGCGATACGTTGTTAGAGAAAACATACATCCTCCCCTCATTTTCTTTGTTACATTGAGTACCAGGATCTCCTGCGTATTGAATGGCGGATTTATCAACGATAGGAATAGACGCTGGAAGCGACGGAACCATCTCGTTGTTATAAAGTCCTAGTACAATATTGTCATTAACGTTACCAGAAATCGATCCTACAATTACGTTAGATCCTAACAATTGAGACGTAAGAACGCCCTTTCCCGCATTAAGTACCGGAACCCACTCTGTTTTTGTATTAGCTTCATCTTCACCATATACAACTTTTACTCTTCCTTTTTTGTCTGGATCATTGACGTCTGCAATAATACCGGGATGGATAAAAGCATCAGACTCAAGCCCACCAGTCTTTTTTGAAAGAATCTCAAAAGCCTGCTGAGCCTGAATTTGTTTTCTTATAAATGAAGCTTCTTGCGCCATAGTTAACTTTGCTCGTAGTGGAAATACGCATCTCCCTGTCTCCAGAGATCCGCAGCTAGGTACGCGTATTGCACTCTAGAGTTCATTGTGTGATGAACCCAGTATTTAGAGATTGATTCTACAAGGTCCCACGTTCTGCCTCCTCTATTGTAATAGAAAGGCATTCTAAAGAACGTAGTTTTTACTCCCTCTAGATCTGCAACTACAGACCCCACGGTCATTTGATTGCTATAAGTTTCTACAGCTTTTTCATCCTCGGTTCCTGTTTGCAAAAATTCTAGTTTGTAAGGCAAAAGAACAGGTGCATTAGATTCATAAGATCTTAAACCGTTTCTAACTTTGGTGATAGACCCGACGGTTATTAGTTCGTCTTCTGAATGAGCTTTTACATTAAACAAACTAAATAAAAATACTAGAGTTAAAATAGAACCTTTTGATTCCATCAGTCCGTCCCACTCTTTCTTGTAAACAGAAAATCCAGTGGTTAAAGTACCATCTTTTTTAAAGAAGCCAGAAGCAGCAACTTTTGTTAGATCTATTTCGCTAATATCTGTACCATCACCTGTTTCTACAGCTTCGGTATCTCTCCACGAAGAGGAGGTAAATGGCGCCTCTTTAAGAATCTGGCCTTTGATAGTGTCGTAGTCTGTATCTCCTACCGTACTTATTAACTCTTTATCAAACCATCCTAAAGCATTTCTTATTAGCGCTCTTTTATAGTCTAAATCCCAGGCTATATTCCAAACTGGTTCGCAAAGTCCTACGTGCTGAGCCAGCCAATCTATATTTTTAACGCTACATTCCGTAGGATCAAGATACTTAAAATAAAACGAATCTATATCATGTTTCTTTTCTCTTAAGAACTCATCAACACCGGCCATTATCCACTTGGCTACTGGGGCTTTTGGAAGCTGATCCTCTAGTAGCGGACGCCAAGATTTAGGGTCTTTAGGAGAATAAAGCTCTTCCTTTGTTCGGTTATCTAGTACAGGAGACATACCGAACTCTTCTCTTTCGTCTCTATCCTCTATTACCCTAGGCAAGAATTGATAAGCAATTTTTCTATTGCTCGTGGTTACTATAGTTCCTATCTCTAGAGCAGAAATATTTACATCGAATCTATCTTTTTCTTCAGATACAACTACAATATCGTTATCTTCAGATATTCTATAATTTAAAGAAGCCCCAGGTAATCTTAGATAAGTGGGTCTTACTCCTTGGTCGGAAATATATTTGATCTTAGACTCTTTCCAACTCGAGTCAGTTATTTGAATAGCCTGAGTAAACTTAACTTTAAAAGTATTAAATAAACTTCCAATAAAAACCCTGTTTGTTTCGTGACTTGTTCCCTTTACATTCCACTTAGCATCAGCAAGATCCTTAACAACTTTTTTCCAGGGATTGGGTAGCTTAAAAAAGAAATCTAAAAAAGCAGTATATACCTCTTCTGATAGAGGAGAATCTGCAATAGAAGTATACAAACCACCTTTACCCAAAGACTTTCCAATAACCGGATGTTTCTTATACCCTCTCTCAATAATTTGTCTTACAAAATCTTCCTCTGTGGTAATAATTCCACCCTGATCTACCTTTAAATAATCTTCGTTAAACAAATCCCCCATATAACCTACAGGAGGGAGGTATATACTTGTTCCCTTACTTGCAGGTTTGTTTACGTTTATTTCTGTCCCATCCTTATTTGTATGTGCACCTCTTGCTATAGTTTTTAATTCTACGTACTCTTTACCTCCAACAAAATATTCTACTTTTGCCGTTGGATACCCGTTTTCAGAAGTATATTTCCACTTATAGTTAGTAATTTTTTGAAGTTTTCCTAATTTGCATTTCCCAGGATTACAGGATTTATTTGTACCTTGGCCACTTGCGCAAACCAAACCCTCTATTGCACAATTCTCTCTACCTCCTGTTAAGTCTCCTTCTACCGGAGTACCGTGACCAAGAACAGTATACTTGTCATCGGAGTCTTTTTCTAAAAACTCAGGATCAGGAGAAAATACATTTCCAATATTTTCATACTGAAAACCAGAAGTCGTTAGCTTACCGATATCTCTATCAATAACCTCGTTTCTTGATTTATTTAACTCTGGATTTGTACCAAATTCTATTTCTCCGAGTGTATGCTCTGCAATTTTAATCTTTTTTGTTCTATCAAACTCTGCAACAATTTTAGCTGCTCTAAAGCCCCTAGCAATAGGCCTTCTATTTCTTTGATCCCAAACTGAAAGATACTCCATATCAGCCTCCTAATAAAGTTTGATAATCAGGATCAACAAAGGTGTATGTAAGAGGTGCTTGGGTTGATTTTGCAATCAAAGTTATTGTGTTTTTATAATACCTAAAGCTTCTTAATGCGTTTGTATTAGTAAAAGACTCATCAGTATTATCTACTGTTGCTTCGTACTCTGTTACACAGACTCCATTAACTAATTCTGAAGCAAAAGGAGCATTACAAAAATTGCTCGAGTCTGTTGCCACTGATTCTGTCTTTAGAAGCTTTATAGATAAGGATCTAACTTTGTCTACGAAGTTAAGATCAAATACAGCATTTCTAATTTGCTGAAAATTAAATGTCTCTCCAAGAGGTATTTCTTGAATATTTAAAAAAGAAGAGATTATATTGTTAATAGCCGCTGCTCTTGCATCTATACCTGTAGTAAATACCTCATCGTCGTATTCAATAACAACTGTGGTTTCTAAGGGAGTGATCTCTGGTGAGGTAAGGTATATTGCGGTACCAAGAGGAACTCTTTTTCTTAGAGCCTTAACAAGGTTTTGTCTTATTGTTGCCTCGAGTTCTCTACCATCTTGATCTCCTAAACAAACTGCAATAACTCCTGTAGGAATATCCTCACTTATCCTTTCTTTTTCCTCATGAGTAATTACTTTAACAATAGAGGCTTCGGAGGCAATTTCTCTAATTTCATTTTCGTAGTCATTAGCAGAAATCAGTCCTCTTCTTCGTAATAAAGTAAATGCTCTTGTTTTTAAATTTTCAATAGACTCTAAGTCTTTGCCCCCTTGCGCCTGTCTTTCATTAGTTTGAGCACCAAGACCCAAGATATTAAGATTGATTTTTTGTATAGCTCCTGTAGCTACATTATAAACTGTTCCCCACTTCTCAGATATTGCTCTCCCTGTTGCAATAAGCTGATCGTTATTGATTCTTACTTCTTCATCTAAAATGTAATTTAAATTACTTACAGTAGAAAGTATTGTTCCTTTAGGAATTATTACAGTTCTTGCAAATCCTTCTACCTTAGTAAAAGTAATTTCTACAATTGCTTTTGCGCCAATAGACCTTTGAATTCCTAATTGCCTAAACCACTGAAGTGTAAAAGCTTCAGGAAGCGAATTGAGATAATACAAGAGTTCGCTTTGTGCATAGGCCTGTCCTTCTACTATTGCAGACAAGGGAGAAGCTGCACTAAAGTCATTTAACTGACCACCAGATTCTAAAAATATTTTTGTTTGTGTATCTCTAACTAGAGCCGGAGTATTTCTAGGATCTAATTGGAGAGGTAGTATAGGTCCTCTTATATCAGCCATTATTTAGTTACCTGTATTTATTGAAGCAAGGTTAATACTATAAATTTGTCTTTCTGTTGCCGAAAATCTTACACCCGAGTCAAAAAGACTGCTAGAAGAATAGCTTAAATCTTTTAAGCTTATGTTATCGGAACTGTCAGAATTATATAAACTTTCACCTATTAAGGTCACTGCAGGATACCCCACGTATCCCTCAGAAACAGATTTCCTGATAGACCCGTTCTTTAAAACATAGCCTGTGTCCCCATAGTACTGAGACTTAGTTAAATAACCGCAATACATGTCCACTCCTCTAAAATCCTTATCTTGTCTTGGAGAAGCATACAGAGACACAATAGAATCAGGAGGAGCCGCTGCAATTTTTGTTTTAGGATTTCTTATCAAAAGAGTAACTACCTTGGCAATATCTCTTCCTAAATATTCTGAGTTTAAAAATCCATTGTGTATTTTTTGAGCTAAAGAGTCTATGCTTACTTCTAAATCTGTCTCTCTATTAAAATAATAGATTGTTTCTTCAATTGCCTCATCTACCAATGACGAGTAATTATCTTGATAGTCTGATAGCCTATTGATATTATATAAAAATATTTCCAGTAATTTTTTGGAAAATTCTTCTTCTCCAGCTGTGTTAATATCTATAAAATCTGTTAAAGTACTCCCAGAATTATATTCCTCTTCTATGGCAGCATAAAAAATGTCATAGACAAATTTATCAGTACCTGTGTAATCTAATAAAGCATTAGAAGGAAGCTGATAATCTAGTTCTTTAGTTGAAGAATCTTGTCTAACTTGGTCTGTTACTGTTTGAAAATAAGCAGAAGACCCGTAGGCAATGGCGGCCAGTCCTCCTACAGTTGAAAGGTTGTCTGTAAGAAAATTATTCTTTGCCACATCTTTATTGTTATTATTCTAATACAGCTTTAAACCGTGGAAATCAGTTTAAAGGAAAGATAGACTAAATACAATTTCTTGTAAATGAGTCAAGCATCTATTCAAATTTTAACGTCAAACGTCGTTGGTGAAGAACCTTTCATTGGGGACTTAGGTGAGGGGGAACTCTTTGGCAATAACGCTGATGGAAGAGTTTGGCTAGGAGACTCTGTAGGTTCTCCAATAGAACTAGGCGGAGCAGTAAAGAATAAGCCGATGGGCTCTTTAAGATCTTCAAACTATTTGTCTGTAGATCTAGCTCAATCGGACAACCTTCCGGTTCCTAATACAAATCCTCTTTCGGTACCAGAAGGGTTTTATAGAGAAATGAGAATTTTGCTTACCTTCTCAACAGATCCCGTGAGCAATGTAACAACCTATTTTGACTACCCAGTAAACTGGGGAGAAAAGAACACTTGGTTTATCTTCTCCGGCGGAATTACTTGGGGATATGGTGGTATAGCCATAGACGAAAGCGCTGAAAACCCTATAGATGCTTATAAAGCTTCTGGAAGAAAAATGTTAGTTGAATTAAGCTCTTTTGGTCCTAGTTCAGAATGGATGGGTCGGTTACTCTGGATTAACGACAGCACTACATAATAATTTTAATTACCTCCGATGCTTGACAAAATTACATTCCAAAACGGAACGATTGTAACTAAGGAGTACCTTAATGAGGTACAAAAAGGTACTAGCTTCTCTGGCGGAGCTAGGGCAGATTTCTATACACTGTCTTCTACCGACGAAAACAGCTGGGATATTACAGAAAGAGACGGACTCAAGGACTACGAAATTTCTAATCCTAGAAACGAAAAAGAAACAGCAATCGGCAGACTGGCCCATGATGGTGTAGTTCTTGGATACAGCACTATCGGTACCGGGTGGACCATCACCGACGCAACATTTACCAAGCCTAAAACCGTTAGGATTTCTATTGGCGCAAATAATGCAATTAGCACCGTTGAGGGTACTGCAGCTGCTCCAAGGGGCGTAATTGTAGAAGCCGGAAAAATTGTTCTTTCTAATGGAACTTTGTTCTCTTGGAACAGGCAAATTGTCGGAATAATCTCTGCTTCTACAGGTCAGAGTGGCGTATCTAATCCAACAGGTACAAATTATATTTATGTAAAAGAAGACGATTCTTTAACAGACGGCGGTGTTCTTGCGATTGCTTCTACTCTCCCTGATCCTACTTCTAACCCATACGTTCCTCTTGCGGAAATTAATTTTACCGACGGAGAATTTAACACAGATTCCGATGGTGATGTAATGGGAACTGGAGTGATTGATCTCCGTCCTAACCTATTCGTTGGTGCATTAAATAACTACGGAACAGGTATCTTAAAAAATACCGACGTATTAGCTACATCTACTACTATTAGCTCGTGGGACAGAGCAATTGCAGATACCACAAACGGATCTATTGTTATCAGCCTACCTGGAGCATCAGGAGCTAATAAAGCATCTGATAACGATAGAGTTGCAATTGTTGACTTAGAAGGATCTTTTGACAGATTCCCCATTGTCCTAAGACCTGGAACCGATACTAAAATTAATGGGTCTGTAGACGACTGGATCGTAAATATTCGCGATGCTCACTTAGAGCTATTCTATAACGCATCTACTGCTGAATGGAAATTTGAAGAAACTCCTGGTTCTGAATGTAATCCTAAGCTAGGAACATTTATTAGCTGCGGAGGAAAAGAGTTTATTGGTACAAGAACCGCTGGAGAATGCCCAGACGGCCAGCCAATTCCTGCAGTGTACCCCAACCCTTCTGAAGGAGTATATCGTTACGAAGTATCTTCTCAGAAGTGCTATAAAGAAATTAGAGAAGCAACAGCTATCTACTCTAACGGAGAAGGTGGGCTAATTAAAGTATTTGGCGCAAATAGATGTAATAAAAGAACAATTGCTGACTCTTCCACTGCAATCAGAAATATCATCTATGTAGATCCTTCTGTAGGAACTGACGAATTAAATAATAACGGAACCGATAACGATAGGCCATTTAGAACTCTTGAAAGAGCACTTCTTGAAGCAGCAAGAGCCAGTAGAAGAGGTGGCGCTACAGACGCGTACGATACAACAGTAATTGAGCTTGCCCCTGGTGATTACTATGTAGACAACTCTCCTGGAGTAAATGCTATTACAGGAATCTCTGCCGCTGATAGATATATTAAGCAGGTTACTACTGGATACTCTACACTAACTGCTTATAGTACAGAAAATCCTTTCATCATTATAGATGTAGGTAGCGCAAATTCACAGCCTCCCGTTGTTCTAAACCTAGGAAGAGTATTATATACTTCTACTGGTTCGGTAGGTACTATTAAAAAGATTGAAAAAAATTCCGTTTCTGCTACTAGATGGAAGGTATATCTTCAGTATGTAAAAGGAAACTTTAATATCGGAGACGAAATTTTTTATAACAGAACTTCCGACTTCAACCCTACGACCGGTGGTCTAATTGTCCCCAGAGGTATTTCTATCAATGGCGTTGACCTAAGAAAAGTTAGAATTCGCCCGATGTATGTTCCTGCATTAACTCCAGGACAAAATACTGCCCAGGCGCAAAGAACGTATATCTTTAAAGTAACCGGTGGTACCTATGTATCACTAATGACGTTTGCTGATAACCAGCAATTCGCAAGAACTCATAACACCGTTACTTCTGTTGGCTTTGCTTCTCAAGCAGAGATTAGAGGAAGCAATAACGAGACTTCTTACTATGCAAAAATCACTTCTCTCTTTGCAGGTATTGATGGATGGGGCAATGACGGACTATTAGAAGTACCTGGTGAGACAACTATTGTTGCTTCTGTTGTAGCAGGCAAGGAAAACCGTGGAAACGACGTAGAGCAAAACCAGACCGGTGCTCAAACTCCCGACCTTGATCCTAACTCTCCTCCTGCATATCCAGGCCCAGCGCTACTCAAGGTAGAAGAAGGCGGAAGCGTAAACTTCTTCAAGTTACCTGACGTTAACTCTACGAGATCTTCTTCTCCTTATGTATTTAATTGCTCAGTAAGGTCTATCTTTGGTCTTCAAGGTCTATGGGCTGACGGAACCAGAGTTGGTGGCTTCAAGTCCATGGTTACTGCAAACTTTACTCAGGTTTCTCTACAAACTGACCCTAACTGCTTTGAAACTCCTTCTACTGAGTACTTCTCTGATCCTCCAATTAACAAAGGCTCTGGAAGTGGCAAGAAATATAGAACTTGTTCTGCTGACGAGTTTAAATATCGCCACTTTGGATTTAGAGGATCAGCTGATTCTACAATTCAGTTAGTTTCTTGCTTTGTTATTGGTAACGCTGATCACTTTATTGCGGAAAGCGGAGCGGATCTTTCTATTACAAACTCCTGTTCTGACTTCGGAGACATTTCTCTAAGATCTATTGGATTTAAAGAAAAAGCGTTCTCTCAAGACGAAGGAAGACCCACAGCAACAACTTCTGGAACAAAGATTATCCAGGTTATTCCTCCTTTACCTTTAAGCTTTTCTCCTTTAGCTAACGGAAGAGACGCAACAATAAGAACAAGTGAGGTAAGCACTGGTCTTAATATCGATTATACTCAAACTAAAGCTTACGTTCTTGCAAATAAAGTAGGAACTAGCGCTCCTTCTGTAATTAGAGTATATATCAGAAACTCCGATATAGGAAGCCCCTTCTCTGCAACTAACGTTCCTTCGGCGTCTCTACTTGGATTTGGTCAGTTTACCTATACAAGAAAGTCAGCTGATGGAACCTACTACTTATCTGGCGGAGATGGCAACCAAGAAAGAAAAACTCTGTACGTAGCAGGTTTCGATGAGAATGGCAATTCTATTCTTTTTGCCGGAGAGATCCAAATTCAAGATCCTTCGGAAACTAAATTTGATGACTTAGATGACGCTTCTAAGATCTTTGGGTGGGACAGCACAACCTCTAAGTGGTACGTTAACATCAGAACTTCTGCAATTGCTGAAGAAACAACTGATGGCCAGATTGGCGACGTAGATGGATACCTACAGAAAAAATATGACTATGCCTTTAGGTATATTTTAGATTCTACAGATAGCCCATTCGACTCTTTAGATTTCATTTTTGATGGTTCACCTCTTAAAATTAGAAGAGCTGTCGATAGAAGAACTGCTGACGAAAGAGTGTATCGAGTTGTACTCGATGGTTTCTTAAAAGAAGATGGTTTAAGAAAGCCTCAGGCTTATTACGTACTCGAAAAGCAGCAGGGTGTTGCCGGTTATCCGCTTAACGGAGGAGACGAACTACTCAGCGATCCTTTAACAATTACGGACGTAAGAAACTACCACACCTACAGCAACCCTGGAGTAACATACACAGACGCAACTAATCCGTTCCCTGGTAAGTACATTACTTACATGACAACTTCAGCAGACGCAAGAGACGTTTTTACTGCCGATTTTGTACCCGAGCTTGATCTAGACGAGCCGGAAGCATCGGCCGATCCATCTAACTCTGTAACAAAAGTTGCTCTTCAGAAGTTCGGAAACAGACCCAATGTGGTATTTAGCTCTTCTTTAGGCCCTAGCGTAAACCCGATCCAAATCAGAGAAAATACCTCTACAAACCAAATTGGTTTCTTAATTGGCCTCCACCGTCCCTCTGTTGTAAGAGCCTCTGGTCACACTTGGGAGTGGACTGGTTATCTTAACTACGACACTGCTTTCCCAATCTATCAAGGCGAGCCTCTTGAGCAAGACTTTAAGCTAGGTAAGATTATTGTTGAACAAACCGGAGGAAGAGTGTATGCTTCTGGTATGAATGAAGAAGGTAACTTCTACATTGGTACTAATGTCTATGACCTCAAGTCCGGCGAGCAATTCTCCATTCCTCTTAAGGCTGACAATGAGCTAGGCAACGTAACAAACCAGGTTCTTAACAACGTTATTGTTAAGGGTCAGCTCTATATGAACGATGACTCTACTATGAGATTTGGTCCTAACACGACTCTAATCTTTAATAGCGGAACAGAACTTAGAACTGACCTTGGTCCTATTCAGGCAAGTACTACTGTCCCTGACGTATACGCCACAACCGACCGTGCAGGATTTGTTGAATTAGCTTCTCAGGCAGAGATCCGTGGAGCATTTGGAAACGCAAATACCGGTATTGCAGATAAGGTTGTTGTAACTGCTGCTGAACTTGCCACAGAGCTTAATCTCAGGCTCGATAATGTTGTCCAGGCCTCTGGCCCTCTTACTGTTTCTGAGACTAGTGTTGAAGCACCCGGCGGCGATCCTAATGATGATAGTGATAACATCCTTCAGTTTACCATTCAGCTTGGATTGGATGCAGGTAACCAAAACGAGGCTAAGTTAGCAGGGTTGAGACTTGGATCTACCACCGGCCAATTAGTTACTTCAGTTACAAATAGCTTCGATAAGTCTGGAACTGCGGAAGTACAATCAGCTCAGTTAGTATCGGCAAGGGCGCTAAGACTCTATCAAATCGGTACTGATCAGTTAGTAGATAGCGCTGTAGAAACAGCAAAAATTAACGACGGGGCCGTTATTACTGATAAACTGGCTTCTGAGGCTGTTACATCGGGTAAAATAGCAAGTAACGCGGTTACTGAAGCAAAGCTCGGCAACGGAGCGGTGACTAACGGTAAAATTGCTAATGACGCAGTTAATGGAGATAAAATAGCGGATGACGCTGTTGCCAACGAGCACATTGCGGACGACGCTGTTGATACTGCACAAATTGCAGATAACGCCGTAGAGACAGCTCAGATTAACAATAGTGCTGTAACAGCCTCTAAGCTAAGTGGTGGTCAGGGAGGATCTGCCCCGGCGTACGCAATTAGAGCCTGGGGAACTGTTTCTCTTAATGGTGTAGTTTCTGGAGGAAACGTTACTGGTAATACGTCTGGTGCTAACTCTGGAGGTATTACTTTTGCTACTCCGATGCCTAACACAAATTATGCAGTTATAATGACAATTACTGGCGGCGAAGACCACGTTATGCAAGTAACAGGTAAGCTTACCAGCGGATTTACTTGGTCTTCTAACGATCCAGGCGTGGGTAATAATGAAAATGCAGACCAAGATGGATTTGACTTCATTGTGGTAGGATAAGCTAATGAAAATTAGTTTTAAACGCTCGAGCTCTGGTCGGAAAGCCAGGGCTCCTAGATGGTGGGCTATTTTTGCAGATAGCTTGCCAAAATTTTCTGTGCCTTTTCTCCGCCCTAAGACCTGGAGTAAAAAGCTTGCCTATAAGTGGATAAACGCTATCCCAGATAAATGCCCGTTTGAGAGGCAAATTTGGATCGATGATACACTTGTACTATATATTCCACCGCTTTGCCCGTTAAATCCAATCTCTAAGCAACTCTATGAAATAAAGTTGGAAGCCAAAACATACATCTTCGATCTCGAGCGAGAATAGGTTAAAGAGCTACATGGGGTTGACACTTGTCTCCTCCTATGATATAATTTCTAAGTGAGCTAAGAGAGATCTTACTCCAAAGGACACACTTACTTAAAGGAACTTAACATGTCTTTCACTATTAATACTGTCGACATTTCTACTAACGCCCCTGCTTTGGCTCCCCTTGCAGGTCGTGAGTATACTAGTGAGTACACTTCTCTTCCTAACGCTAACCTTCCTAAAGGAATGCGTAAGGATCTCGATACTGTCTTCCAGTATCTGACCACTGAGGAACTTCCTCTTGATGAAAATACTTTCCTCATCAAATCCCGTGATAGCATTTATTTTCGCCTCTTCGGCCCTGTTCTCAAGGTTGGCGCTGAAGGCGTTGAAGGCACTAAAGAAGGCGAACTCTATGTTCAGTGGGGCCCTCGATTCATTCCTCTTCAAGTTGTAAATGGTGGTTTCAAGACCTCAAACGGACGAGAGATTGAGGCCGAATTTGGTTCCTATAATTTCTCTGGACGAGGCGAGGATGCGGCGCTCTTCATGGCGGTAGACGTCGAAGGCGGCCAAACTGTTCTCCCTGTTGCTGTTCGGTTTACCGATTGGGAAAACCCTGTTGAGCCTAAGGCAATGAACGCTCTTCTTAAAAAGAAGCCTGCTGATATTGTTGCTCTACTTCAAAAAGTCACCCCTAAAGGTGGTGGTGGAACCCGTATCGAAGCCACCGATGAAGTTGACTTTCGCGAACTCGAACTCAACACTCCTTATGAGGTTATTGGATATTATCCTTGTAAGACTTCGTATGGTTTGACTTATCGCATCTTGATCAACAATACTCCAGAAGAGGGTAACATTGCAGGCGCATGGGCTCATAGCTCCATCCGTCCTCTCTTGGCAACTAAGCCTGAGATCACTCCAGATAAGCCTGCTACCTTGACTCTGCGTAGCAAAGAAGAAATGGATAACGGTCGTATTCGTATCCGCTCGACTCTGCTCCTTGCACAGCAAGAAAGCTCTGACGAGGACTTAAATTTGGATTTTTAGAACTAAATTTAGTCTTCTAAGTTTAAAGACTCTCTACGGAGGGTCTTTATTTTTATGAATAAAACACACTATGTATACTACTCGTATGAGGAGTAAAGATGTCCTGAGAGGGTGCGCGGAATGATTAAGAGTCCCTGTAACTAATGTTACGGGGATTTTTTTGTTTAAAGGCAAGTTACCGCACAAAATAAAACATGAAAGAAAAAGACTTAGTAGTTCCAGAAGGTTGGAACACTTACTCCGAAGAAAACGTAGAGAAAGTAGAACCAGGGCCACAGACTGGCGAAGATGAATATCATTCTCAGTACGTAGACCCAGATGGCAAATACGGAGCTGCTAAGTCTGATAAGCCAGATGTCAGTTCTTACGGTGGCTAAAGCCATGTACATCCTGGGCTGACCGTGATAGAATAACTCTATCTACCTGTCTCTAATGCCGGAAAACATCCTTCTGATTTCAGACATCCATTCCCGTGACGATGCTCTTCCCCGGCTCATTGAGAAGCTTACACCTCAGCTTAACAACGGAGCTCATCTTGTGTTTCTCGGAGATCTAAATGACTGCCGAGATAAGTCATACCAAGACCAATGTAGCTTCGAAAAAATTTACAAACTAGTTCGTCAGCTCTGCGACGAAGGCTATGCCACTCTAGTCCATTCAAATCACTCCGAAAACCTTTGTGATCATTACCTCGAAAGAAGAAAGGTCAGGAAGAGTATTATGGGCTTCAAGCATACTATTGCAGAGCTTGATCAACTCGATGAAGAATACAGAAAAAACATGATAGAGTGGCTAGACTCTAGACCTCTAGGAGTTAGCTATACCTTGGATAACGGAAAAAACTATCACATTGCGCATGCATTTCATGATCGCAAGTTAAACTACAAAGATCCATCGTCTCTATCTCCAGACGATATTAATCGTACTCTTAGAGGTATTAAAACTAGCTGGCTATATCAGGGAAAGAAATATAGCAAATACATCGGTTTCTGGAAAAATCCTCAGAAACGAGGCGCAGTTGATAACCACGTTTTATGTGCAGGTCACTGGGAACAAGTAATTGTTACTAATAACTGTGTAGTCAATGATCCAGGTGGACATAAGACTGACGGTACAATCGGAGTATATAACGCTCTTCAACACGAAATTACTATTTACGATAATTGAAATGACCAGTATTCTTAATCATGATCCTATGCTCTTCAAGAAAGATGGAGGGTTTGATTTTCCAGAGTTCTATGAGTACTATGAGAAAGCAGTTGCTAGCGTATGGCGCCATCAAGAAGTTGCCATGGAGTCAGATCTCCGTGACTGGCAGTTCAACTCCACTCCAGAAGAACGCAATGTAATTGCAGGGATTCTTAAGGGGTTTGTTAGCGCAGAGCTTGGCATTGGTTGTTATTGGGCTGATAAAGTTTGTTCTATCTTCCCTAAGCCTGAGATCCAAGCAATGGCCCGAGCATTTAGTTTCTTTGAGACAATCCACGCTGGAGCGTACTCTTACCTTAACGATATTCTCGGCCTCGATGAGTACGATGAGTTCATCAACGACGAAGTGGCCCGTAAAAAGGTAGAGACTTTCTTTGATACTTACTCTGATAAAGTGTCTTTAGGGGTATTTTCTGGTGCAGGAGAAGGGGTAAGTCTATTTAGCTCTTTTTCGGTACTCTTGAGCTTCAATAAGGACGGACGTTATAAGGGTTTGAGCCAGATTATTTCTTGGTCTGCCATTGACGAACAAATTCACTCTGAAGCCGGATGTAAATTATTCCGCAAGTTAGTAGAGGAAACTGGGCTAACTGACGAAGAGCGTGAAGGAGTGTACAAAGGATTTCGCCTCGTGGTTGATAACGAAGAGAAATTCATTGATAATATCTTTAATGGTTACAAACTAACCACTATCGATGCCCAAGAGTTGAAGGCTTACATAAGGAATCGTGCAAACGAACGCCTGCTTCAACTCGGACTAGATCAAATTTTCAAACTCTCTACCGAGGAACTCTCAAAAGCGAAGTCTATTGCCGCATGGTTTGATCCAACAATTAGAGGAGCAAGTAGCCATGACTTCTTTGCTCAATCAAAAGACGGATCTAACTATACCTCAAAGATTTCTCAAGATTTTATGTCGGTAGATTTAACATCTTTAGAACTTTCTCTTGTATGATTAAAAAACCCTACTACGACCCAAAAATCAAAAAGTGGACAGTTGAGTTTGACGACCGTGCCCATCATTTTACTGATGGGGAAACGGCAGAAGACTTTTATTTAATTAACAGAGCTAGGTATAATGAAACCAAGGACTCCTGAGGTAAACAAAGAGCTACTTAAGCAGGCCACCGGCGCTTTATATTTAATCACTGATCCTAGATCAGACGTATATTTAGAAAAACATAGAAATGAGCAACAACTATCAAGTACCAGACGGCTGGTCTGACTTTGGAGAAGAGTGGAAACAATGGAAGAAGTCGCCATATTACGTAAGTAATAAAGGCAGAGTGAAGCGCGATGGAGAAATCCGCGCCCTCCGTGACGACGACCGAGGCCATTACAGGGTCAACCTAACCTACAATGGTAAGAGAGAAGCGCCTAAAGTCCATGCCATGGTCATGGAGCTCTTCGGCCCTCCTAAGCCTTCTGGCAACCCCGTTATCATGCACAAAAACAACAACGGACAGGACAACAAGATCTCTAATTTGAAGTGGGGTACGAGGAAGCAAAATACTCAAGACGCCTACGACGACGGATTGATCGACAAATAATAACTCTATCGATTAAAGATAGAAAATTTTTGATATAATAGACTACGAATCACTTTGAATATGACGCTACAGGTTCCTGAATGGATGAGCCAGGAAGCCGTTGATACGCTGTCACGCGGCTATCTTTGGCAAGCCGAAACCCCACGAGGCATGTGGGAAAGAGTTGCAAACAACGCGGCTAGGATTTTAAAAAGAGATGACATTGCAGAAGATCTAGTTGAGGCTCTTTGGAATGGGTACATTGGACTCGCAACACCTGTTGCTGCTAATTTCGGCACTCCTCGTGGTCTCCCCATCTCTTGCTATTCTGTTCATCTATCTGATTCTGTGCAGTCTATCTACTCACATTTGAAGGAGGTAGCTGCACTGTCCAAAAACGGCGGAGGAGTTGGAGTATATTTTGGTGACATTCGTCCCGCTGGTTCTCCCATCACGGCCGGGGGAAAAAGCACTGGTGTGGTGCCGTGGGCTCAACAATACGACCTGGCAGCAAGTGTAGTAAGTCAAGGTGGTGTAAGACGGGGTAGTTTTGCTATCTATATGCCCATCACTCACCCAGATCTACCTGAACTCCTTCGCTCAAAAGATCATTCTCAAGGTGACCCTCGTAGCTTTATTGATAGCAATGTAGCAGTTACTGTTGACGACGAGTTTATTAACTCGATGCTTGCTGGAGATGTAGAAAAGCAGAAACTCTTTGGCGAGGTACTAAAAATCCGCATGGTTAGCGGGTCTCCTTATATTGTTTATATCGACAACGCCAATCGTCAAAACCCTGAGTGTTATAACCAGAGAGGGCTTAAAGTCTCTACCTCTAATCTCTGCTCCGAGATCTTCTTGCATACTGATGAGTCCCATTCTTTTGTTTGCGTCTTGAGTTCTCTGAACCTGGCTAAGTTTGATGAGTGGAAGAACTGGAAGGGTAAGAACACAGGCAAGACTGTGCCCGAACTCACAACCTACCTACTCGACGCCGTTGTGGAGGAGTTTTGCCATAAAGGCGATCGTTTGCCATCAATGGGCAGAAGTGTACGTTTTGCTAGGAAATCAAGGGCGTTAGGCATTGGTACAATGGGTTTGCATGCCTTGTATCAGAGTCGTGGCTATGCTTTTAAATCAGAAGAGGCTCGTAAGCTTAATATTGAATGTCATAAGTTTATCAAAGAAAACGCAGAGAAAGCCTCGAGGCAGATGGCTAAAGAGTACGGTGAGCCTGAGTGGTGTAAAGGCAACGAAATGCGACACACCCATTTGATCGCTATTGCGCCGACTCGGTCTAATTCTGTGATCTCTGGAGCAGTTAGCCAGGGCGTGGAGCCGCAAGATGCCAATTTTTATGTGGCCAAGCAAGCTAAGGGCACCTTCGTTCGTAAGAACCCGTACCTTCAAGAACTGCTTGAGAGCATCGATAAGAACAACGAGGATGTATGGGAAAGCATTCTAGAAATGAGAGGCTCTGTCCAGCACTTGAACTTTCTTACTCAAGAACAGAAGGACATTTTTAAAACTGCAAGAGAAATCGATCAGTTTGAGCTTATCAAACAAGCCGCAGATCGCCAACCATATGTTTGCCAAGGCCAATCTCTCAATCTCTTTGTAGACCCTGAGGCCTCTCCTGAGTATATCTTCAAACTCCATCTCAGCGCATGGAAGATGGGCCTCAAGAGCCTCTACTACCTGAAGAGCTCTTCTTTACTTGTTAAGAAGTCTGCTCCTAAGGCAACTGAACAACGAGTTAAAATTATTACCAAAGATGACTGCCCTTATTGCGTAAGAGCCAAAGCTCTTCTTAGCTCACAGGGTATCTCATATAAAGAAGTTAAGCGCGAAGATGTTGAGGACTTCCCTTATAAGACTGTTCCTCAGATTTGGCTTGATGGCCAATACGTCGGAGGCTATACAGAACTCGCAAAGAAGCTAACAGGTGGAGAAACTAAGTACAGCGAGTGCGCCGCATGTGAAGGATAATCGTTTAAAATAGAGTATGAAATTGTACACTCATCATAAAATCCCACAAAGTAGAGGGGG